AAAATGGAGTTTGATTTTAGCAAATTTATAGATGACATTGAAGCTAGAAAAGAAAAGATTGTTGAAAAAAAGCGAGAAGAAAACCACGTTGTCGAGCAAGATAGGTTAAGAAGACTTCGTGCTGAACAATATCATGAGAGATGGCAAAATAGAATTGTGTGGAGAGATAGCTAAATGAATCACGATGTTTTACTGAGTTTATATCAAATCTTAAACGAGTCTGATTATCAGGAAAGAGCTGATGAGTTTGTAGCAGAAATGCGTAGAGAAGGAAATCACAGCGAAGATAATAAAGATGAAATATCAGAAAAAGAAGAAGAAGTTGAGTTTGACGAAGAAGATGAAGAAGAAACTCAAGACGATGATGATCTAACTTACTTTGACAAAAAAGTAAAAAGCGAAGATGAATCACCTACAGCAATAAATCTTTCTGATGCTGATGATTTAAACAAGTTTATTAGATTGGTTAATCAAGTTAGAGCTTCAAGTTCACTTAAAGATAAAGATGTATACGTTGAAGTAGAAAAATACTTTAATCGTCTAACAATAGAAGAAAAAAGAGTTTTACATATCTTTGTTAAGGGGCTTATACAAGTAACTTCGCCAGGACTTGATGTTGATGGCAGCGCAGCATATATACCTTCTATGTTTTATTATACATTTAAAAAAGGCTCTGCAACTAGCGAAAAGAAAAAGTCTATCGAAAGAAAACAAAAATCAAAAGAACAAGCTAAAGAAGATAGCATGTCACCAATTAAAATAGGTGAGTCTAAACAAGATAAGTCTAGAGAAAAAAGAATCATATTAGAAAATGATGATTAAGGTAGTCAAACCCTACCAGATAAGTGCTATTAAAAAACCTAGTGACTTCTTATTTTTTACAAAAAACGTATTCCGCATTCTCCAGAAAGAAGGATACTATAAAATAGAAAAAGGATATTATACTGCAGCAAGGTTTTGCAAGCTAACAAATAGTTTTGTATTGGATAACGGAACAAACAAAAACAGGGACATATCTGGAATCAATAAAAAAAATTTAAGTTTATACTATGAAAAAGGCTGTGAAACTTACAGTAACTATTTAAAAATTATTACATATCTAAATAAAGAATCATCAAGAACTTTTTTAAAAAAATACAATCTTTGCAAAAACCACACCAAATTTCTTTTAATCTACATTACAGAAGAAAGTTTTTTCATAAGAGGTCTATACCAGTTTTGTCAAAACAAATACAGAGAAGGTGCATATTGCGACTGTAAGTGTAAAGTTATTACAAAAGATATAGAATTTTTGTCAGAAATTGAAAATAACTTAAAAATATTTACTTCTCAAAACTTTGTAAAAATTAAAGATTCTAAAAATATGTTTAAAAATTTTTTAGATTATTTAAATAATACTTCTGTTTTTAACAATAAACTTCAAACTAAAATTGGTGTTAAATTATTGTTAGAAGATAATAGTATGTTTGGCAGAGATAGATTAAACAAAAAATACAATATTTACAAAAAAAAATTAAATATTCTGGACGATAGTGTTAAAATAACGATAGAAGAAAAAAACCAATTTATCTTTGCTTTACAGACATGTCTAACTTTATTTTTGCAAAGTATTGATCATAAAAATATAATGTTTTATGACAAATCATTAATGTCTTATGTTTCTTTAGATAATTTTATTTTTAATCTTTTAGAAGAGAGTAGTCAAGAATTACAAGATAATTTAGAAAAAAAAGAAGAAAATATGGTTTATTTTGACAGTCTTTTACCTAAAATATTTTAGTAATGAATGAATGCACAAAAGAACAAAAGTCAGAAATACTAGAGTTACTAAGTGAAATTTTGCCGCTTTATGACGGAGACGATTGGATTAAAGTTAAAAAGTACGTTGTTAGATACTCAAAGTCTAATACAAGAAAATTGTTTTCGACAAGACATGTAAAAACAAAAAAGCATACTTTAAATAATTTTGAAAAGTCTTTGTTATTAGCAATCGAAGATATTTATAAAAAAAAGTTAATCCTTTACAAAAAAGATAAACACAATTGTGAGTAATATTTTATGAAACTAAAAATAACTAAGGACAAGGTTGTTCTCAAAGAGTATAGTGATGACGAAGACATGAGTAATCTTTTTAAAATGTCTGGTCTAGAATCAACTTTTAAAGCAGGTAAAGATATAGCTTCTTTTGTAAAAGCCAGTGTAACTCTTATCTATAAGTCTTTCGGCTCTTTTCTTTATAATATCTTACACGAAGATGGAGATATGACTAAATTTGCAAAAAGAATGCAAAATCTAGACAAAGAATACATTACAGATACAAATGCAGCAATTCAAAGTCTAGATAACACAACAAGAAACATGATTTTATCTGCTGGCTTAAAAGAATCAGAAATAGATATGATTTTTGCTGCAGGAATACCTGCAGGTGCAATTGCTGAAAGACTTCAAAACAAAGCTTATAGCGCACCTAAAGATAAGCCAAAAGATTACAAGGCAGGATCAGATCCTTATGTAGCAATTACAGAAAGCTTGTATAATTTATATTTAGGCGACGCTGAAACAAGTGAGATTTCTTATTCATCAGACACTACAAATGCTATAAAAAAAGTAATTAGACAAAGAATGTCGCCACAAGTTGTTGAATGGATTAACGGCTTGATAGACTTTAGCGAAAAAGATAGAAAGATAGCTAATAGAATTTTAAAACTAAGCTTTTTAAAAAATAAAACAAAAATTACAACAAGCTTATCAGACAAGCTTAGCGCTGACATAAGAAGTATTATAGATAGCCTTATTGAAAGTTTCCATATATTAAAAATAACTAAAAGTAATACGAGTCTAAACTTATTAAAAGAGCTTTCTGAGCAGGATCGTGCTAATATCGCTAGCGACGTTGGAAGAATTCTGGAGGTTATAGCTGTTTGCATTGTGTTTGAAAAACAAATTATAGAAGTTTTCTTTTCAAACTTAAATACTATTGCTTCAAAAGGAAATGATAAAATCAAAAAAGATTTTTCGACTATTTGTCTATTAATCATTACTTACAAGTCGTATTTAAATTTAATTGACGCAAATAAAAGTAATCCAGATAATTTTAGCATTGAATCTTACGCTAAGAGCTTGAAAGAATCGATTCCTTCTGGCTTTAAAAATCACGCTGATAAGTCTGTGTTGGAAAGATTAGAAGGCTTGAAAATAGATCCAGTTGAGAGTGAAGATGATAATAGCAACAAAGCTTTATTTATTGGAACTTGTAAATCTATAATAAAGCTTCTGGAAGAAGATTTTAAGGTTTATCCATCGCTATTAAACAATTATTATGAAAAAATACAAAAGTTTGTTGTTGAAGATGCCATGTCTATGGGTGAGGATAAAAGCACACAAGTAAATACATCAAAAAGTGATCTTGTTTATTTGTTTAGTTTTTTAAAAAAAGAAGTCAAAAACGTTAAAATCGATGATAATATAAATGTAATACAAGCTTTAATAAAAGAACTTGCTCCTGAAGTTGGAACAGAAGCAGAAGCGGAAGCGGAAGCGGAAGAAAAATCTGGAGAAAAATCTGGAGAAGAAGCTAATAGTGATTCTAAAGATGCTGAAAGTAAATAATAACAATTTAAACCACGAAAAGGAAAAAAATGAATAACAAATGGATGCCAGAAATTTACTACGAAGAAACACATGAAGGACCAACGTCAGGACTGCCTTTTATAAAAGTGCCTGAAGATCATTCGATGCCTGGGTGTTTATTTATGTGTGAAGTAAGAGATGTTAGTAATGATGAAGTTGAGAAAGAAATAGCTGTTCACTCTTACGCTAATATGACGCTTTTAAAAGAAAAACTGACAGAGAGCCATTATGACATTGTAAGGCAAACCTTAGGACTTTTACCACTTAAAGAAGCTGTTAAGAAAGGTCAAGAAATAAATGGTGAAATAAATAAAAATATTGATGTAAAATAGTTTTTATTTTATTATAATGTCTTTTAAAGGAGAAATGTAATGAAATATTCTGTTGGACAGGTTATATATTCAATTCTGCAAGAAAAACAAATTATTATTCCTCTTAAAGTAGTTGAAGAAATAACAATTAAAAATGAACAGGGCGAGCAGACAAATTATAAAGTTATGTTGCCAAATACTAAAAAGCAAAAAGTAAAGACGAGTATGTTTAAAGAACTTTTTGTAGACTTAGATGAAGTCTCAAACTATATGATTGAAAATGCAAAAAAAGCAATTGATAAAATGGTTGAGGACGCAATTTATTTAGAAGAAGACTACTTTAAGGAAAGTAAAAGTAAAGATGTAATTATTGAAAAAGAAGCCATTGAAGATAATAGTGTGTGTAATAATGAAAATAATAATGTTAAAATTGATTTAGGCGATGGTAAAGTTGCTAGTTTTAATATAGACGCAATGGAAGAAATTAAAAGTAATGACAACAATGAATCAGAAAAGTAATAATAATATTCTTGTTTTAGATGGATATAATTTAATTTATAGAGCAAGGTATAGTGGAAGAAACACAGGAGAGTTTACTACTGTGTTTAATTTTTTTAGAAGTCTTAGATCTATTATAGAAAAGTTTAATCCAGACTTATGCTATTTTGTTTTAGAAGGTCGACCTGTAAAGCGATTAGCTATTGATTCGAACTATAAAGGTCAAAGAACTTATCACAACAAAGACAACTTTCAAGAACAAAGAAGAAAGATTATTGAGATAACTAAGAATCTTTTACCTATTGTTGTTGTTAAGCATGATGACTATGAATGTGATGATATTGCAAATTTCCTTGCTAACGAAAAACATGCAAACGATAATGCAGTAATAATATCTACAGACACTGATTTTATTCAAAGTATAAAAGAAAAGACAAGAGTCTTTAATCCCGTAAAGAAAGATTATTTTCAAAGTCCAAATTACAACTACATAATGTGGAAGTCTTTAGTTGGTGATAAGTCAGACAATATAATTGGCTTTACTGGGATTGGTAATAAGAAAGCAATTAATTTGCTAGAAAATAAAGAAAAGTTAGAAGACTTTTTGTCGATTGAAGAAAACAATCAAAAGTTTTTAAGAAACAATACAATGATAAAGTTTCATGATCTTAGTGATGATATTAACGAAATAAAATATCATAATAAAATACTTGACGAAGGTCAAATTAATTGGGAACAAATTAAGTCTGAATTTTCTTCTATGGGATTTAAGTCTATAGTTGAAAAAGAAAAGTCATGGAATAAATTTAAAGAGACGTTTGAAAAATTATTAAAAGGAGAAAGATATGTCAGAGGTAGTGCTACAGCCTGAAATGTTACAGAGTTTAAGATCACAAAATATAATCTCAGAGAACGAGGTTGCTATAAGTGTTGGTGATCTTTTTTATGCTAAAAACGTGTTAACAAACGAGAAAAGAATTATTAAAACAAATATTATTAATCAAAGTAGAAACGAAAACCTACAAGAAACCACAACGAAAACTTTATTAAAGGGTTAAAATTAATGACAAATTCAATTGTTTTTGATGCAGAAGCTCAAAGATTATTAAAAGCTGGTGTCGAAAAAATATCAAATGCTGTTAGCATTACCATGGGGCCTCGAGGAAAGTTAGTGCTTATTGAAAAAAATAACGAGCCTCCTCATCTTACAAAAGATGGTGCTACAGTTGCAAAGTCAATATTTCTAGAAAATAGAGTGCAAGATTTAGGCGCGCAGCTATTAAAACAAGCAAGCGAAAATACTGCAACTGTGGCGGGTGACGGAAGCACAACGTCTGCAGTCTTAGCAAAAGAACTCTACTTTAGAGCATCACAAGCTTTGCAAACTGGGATAGGTTCACCTTCAGAAATTACTGCTGTCTTAAACGAAAAGGTTGACGAAGTAATACAAATGCTTACAGAAAAGGCTAAAAAAGTTTCCTCCAATGAGGAAATCAATCAGGTTGCAACTATTAGCGCTAATGGTGACAGTTATATTGGTGATTTAATCGCAAATGCGATGCTGGAAGTTGGAACCTCGGGACTTGTCACAGTAGAAAAGTCAAAGACAACAAATACAGACTTGAGTCTTGTAAGAGGCGTAAAAATTGATAGAGGATATATTTCTCCTTATTTTATCAATGACACTGAAAAGTCTAAATGTATTTTAGACGACCCGCTTATTTTAATACTTTCTTGTAAGTTAAATTCTCTGTCACAAATTCTTCCGGTTTTAGAAAAAGTTCATCAAACCTCTAAACCTTTGTTTTTAATTGCAAACGACTATGATCAAGAAGTAATCCAGTCATTACTCACAAATGTTTCGAAAGGTTTACTAAATGTTTGCGCAGTCAGATCTCCTTTTTATGGAGAAAAAAGAAATACAATTTTAAATGACTTAGCTAAAGCATTAAGTACAAAAGTCTTTTATGATTTAGATGAAAAGTCTATTAGCAGCATTTTACTATCAGATTTAGGCACATGTAAGAAGACTGAGACTATTCATGATGAAACTCTTTTTGTCGAATGCGAAGGCACAAATGCAAAAGATACTTCTAGTGAAATAGAATCTAAACTAGAAGATAAAAGCCTGACCAAAGAAGAAGAAGCCTTTTATAGACAAAGACTTATTATCAACAAAGGTGTTGTCGCTGTACTTTCTATCGGCGCATATACTGAATCCGAGCTTTTAGAATTGGTTGATAGAGTTGATGACGCTTTACATGCAACAAAAGCTGCAATAGAAAGTGGTTTTCTACCAGGTGGTGGTATAGCTTTAGCAAAAGTTAGTATTGACTTATACAATAAGTATAAGGGGTCAGAATCTTTACTAGAGAGTACAGTTGCTAAAATAGTTTCTGACGCCTGCTTATCACCTTTAAGACAAATTCTTAAAAACGCAGATCTCTCAGTTGATTTTATTGTCGAAAACCTTAAGCAGAACAGTGACTTTACTTATGGCTTTAATGTAAGAGAAGAAAAGTATTGTGACATGATAGAGGCAGGAATTATCGATCCACAAAAGGTAACAGCAACAGCACTGAAAAATGCTGCGAGCGTGTGCAATTCACTTATTTCAATCGGGTGTGTTGTGTTAGGAAATGCAGTGCAAGATCAAGGAATACAATTAGGTCAGCTTTCTGATGATATGTATTAATATACATCAAGGAGTTCTAGAATGGAAGATATTGACGTTGTTATCTTAGATGAAATATCTAGAATTAGGAATAACGAAGAAAACAGAAGGCTACAGCTAGAATTGCCTATAGAAGATTTGTTCTATGAAAAAGAGAAGGAAGACTTTAAAGAAGAGCCTAAACGTGTAATAATTATTGAATTATAAATATAATTTTATAAAAAGAGGTAAAATGCAACTAAACAATAAATACTTTAAAGATACTATTAAAAACAATCCACTTCTTACAAGAAAACAAGAAATTGATCTTGCAAGAAAAATGCAAAAAGGGGATTCTTTTGCAAGAAAAAAGTTAATTGAATCAAACTATAGACTTGTCCTAAGTATTGCTAAAAAGTATCACAGAAGTTATATTGACTTTGAAGACCTAGTTCAGGAAAGCAGCGTAGGATTAATTAAGGCAGCAGATAAATTTGACCCTGAATTAGGTCATAAATTTAGCACTTATGCTTGTTGGTGGATAAAACAAGCAGCTCTACAATACATAAATGAAAATACTTCAAACATTAAAGTTCCTACACACTCAAGATTACTTAACGCAAAAATCAAAGCTGCCTCTGAAAAACTTTCAAAAGAAAAAGGCTTGTCGCCTACACTTAAAGAACTCTCAGAAGAAGTAGGTGAAAACGTTAAGAAAATTAAGTATACAATTAACGCTAATAAAAATATTTCTTCGATTGATGCTAATATAAATGATAGTGGGTATTCAATAGCAAACAAAGTACAAGACGACAGTTTGTTTGTAGATCCAGAAAAAAATTATGAAAGAAAAGAATTAAACAGAATAGTGCTAGATTCTTTAAAGCTTTTAACACCTAAAGAAGAAAAAATAATTAGATTAAGATTTGGAATTACTGAATCTGAAAATAATTTGTCACACTTTGTAATTACTGATGACATGAAAGAATACTTAAATGAAAAATAAAAAATATGTAACTGTAAATTCGTGTAAAGGCATGCGTCTTCATGACATTGCTAAAAAGATGACATCTGAAGGTAATAAGATGAATCACTCGACTGTGAGAAATATTCTCAATAAAAGTTTTGTTAAGATTGCAAAGAATGTTTCAAGTCATTATGATCTAAAACATACAGATGAAGAATTAAAAAAAATTGCAATCTCTCCAAACTTTCAAGAGTCTATAGTTGAGTTGCTACAAGAAAGGATGTATCAAAAATGAAAGAAAGTTATTTAATAAGTTATAAGCTTTTTTGCACTAGAAAAAACTTCTCTTTAGAAAGATTTTTAAAACAAGAACTTTTAAAAAATCAAAATTATTTATTTATTGAACTTAAAAAATATCTTAATGATAGAAAAGTTCAATCTCCGGATGAAGACCATTTTAATGCTATCAAAAAATCCATTATAGAATCTTTTCAAAAAGAAAAAGAAGAAAAAAGGTCAAAGCTTGAAGAGAAAAAAGTTGAAGTTAAACAAAAAACTAAAACAAGATCGAGAAGAAGAAAAAGCAAATGATTAATGAATTACTAGTTTATGACTTTACAAGTGTTTTTATTTATAAAAAAGAGTATACAAAAAAAGTTTACCCTTTAGACTTTAATTGTTTTAATCATGATAATTATAAAAAAGACAAAGTTAGTAAAAACAAACTAGAAAGTAATTACTATGGCAAAAAAAGACGAAATTATACTGATTATTGCTAAAGCATTTGGTAAACAAAAACTTACTAAAGAAGATACGGAAATTAGTAAAGAATTAAGCATGACAACTTTAATTTCTGATTTTGGGCTAACTTCTGAGCAAGCAAAAGAAGTTATACATTGGTGTGTTATAAGCTGTGCTTCTTTACCAAAAGAACAAGAAGTTTTAGAAGAAGGCTTTTTTGGTAATCTTTTTGACAAAGTCACAGGAAGAAAAAAAAACAATAAAAATATAGCTAGCTCAATAATGAGAGATACAAACAGCTTAAAAAGTATTTTATACTCCAACAAAGAAGCTTACAGACACCTATATGTTTTTTTTAAGCTGTTTAACATATTGAGAGAATCAAACAAAAGCTTTGCTCATTTTAGCAGAATTTCTTCTCAAGAAATGAGTCAGATAACAAATCAGTTAAAAGATACTAGAAGTAGAAGAAATATGCTTGCAACTCCTATTTCTAATTCAATCTTTACTGTAAAAGACTCAGCTAGAAAACTGAAGTTTATTTTACAAGAAGTTAGAAAAGAGCTTAAGTACGATATTGAGCCGTTTAAAAATAGAATGTCGAGTGCTAGATTGCCAGAGATACAATTGGAGTCTACTTCTATTGAAAGTGATGGCATTAGCGCTCACTCTTATGAGCAGATAAATCAAATAGCTAATATACTAAAAGTCGATATGAAAGTGCTAGAAGCATACGAATTTCGAGGCTTAGTAAAGCAAATAGCAAATCAAATTAAAAGACTTTGTCAAGATAGCGATCATGAAACTAAAAGACAAAATATTTTAACTTTAATAAACTTTTTTGAAAGAACACTTAACTCTGTTGATCATTATACGAAAATGTTTGATATAGTTCAGGATGTTCCAACAAGAAGCTTTTGAAATAAAAGACAAAAAAAATGCGTAATTACATTTATATAATTTTTGCACTATTAATATCATGTGCTAAGTCAGAATATAAAAATAACAATAGTTTTTTCTTAGAAAAACCAGAAATAACTTCAGGGGAAGTGTTAAGAGTAAACTCATTTGAAGAAATAGATGTGTCTAAAAAACATTTAGTAAGTTTAGTAAACTCAAATAAACTAAAAGTTGAATCTTATTACCCCGTTCTTTATAAAAATTACTTTATTATAAACAGATTTTTAAATCAAAGAGTATCAAGTCTAGAAAATTATAGTATTTTAATAGAGACAGATGAAACAAGTCAAAATATACCAATACAAATATTGCCATCATTAGTTATAGAAAGCTTCTGCGGCGCTTTGAATTGTTCTACGTTGTCAGGCAATGTAATACATAATACTTTAAATACAATTAATGTAAGTGTGTTAAAAATAAGACCCGTTAGATTTGTATACACAATAACAACTCCTTATGAAGTCATAGAAGAAGAAAATATTTATTCTACACCAACAGACAGAGATTGGTTGAACAATGTATTTTTAAAGGCAGTTCCTGATGATATCGGATTTTACATTGCTAATGTCAACATAAAAGCTTATAACTCTGAAAATGAATTTGTAGAAACTTCATTACCCTTTAAAGTTGTAAGACCTCTTGAAGTTAAGCATTTTGGTAAGTATGAGTTGGCTGAAGTCTATGAGCCTATTCCTGTAACCGGTTGTATTCCCGGAACTGTTGGTAGCAATGTACAATATTCCGAAACAGAGTCTGAAACTAGACAGAATAGTGTATCAATAAATATTAACAGAAGCTGGAGTGATAGCTTTTCTTTAAGCCGATCACAAACAACAGGTGAAGGTATTACCGTAAATGAAACTAAAAGTACTATTAATTCTTCATCAATGTCTTCTTCAGAAACACAGTCTGAGTCATATTCTAATACAAGCTCTGAAGGTGAAAGTAACAATCTTTCCTTTAATACTTCAGATGGAGAGAGCTGGAGTTGGTCTTTAGACGAATCTAATTCACAGACACAGGGGAGCGCAGAAAGTCAAAACACAAACACAGGTCTTAATGGATCGACAACCGTAGGTGTAAGTGGTGAAGGCTCCTTGCCTTTTTTAGCAAAAGCTAGCGGTAAAGTTGAAGTAAGCGCTGGTGTATCTAGAGACTGGGGTGAATCTAATTCTTCTTCGAATAGTGAAACAAGCTCAGAAAATAGAGGGTATACAACAGGTGGATCATTACAGACAGGCAGAACATATGGTAGTATACAGAATGATTCTAAAAGCAGAACTTTAAGTGGTGCATATGTTTTATCAAGTTCTAATTCAAACTCAATTTCTGCATCATCCTCGTTGTCTTCTGGTAGAGTCTGGAACATGTCTGAGAGTTTAAGCAGCGGAAATGTTGTAACTGAAGGTAATAGCGAGAGTATTGCGCAAACAGTTGTCAATTCAAGTAGCAGTTCTACAACATTTAGTTATAGCGGTTATATTCCTCGTGGAAGATACGGTATTTTTTTTAGACAGACAAGCAGATATGTCAAGCTATCAGAGATAATTACTTACAACCTTAATGGTTTTCCTCAACACGCTGGGTTTATTATGATGAACTCTTGGGCTTGGGCACCAGAATTATCTGTGTCTGAAACTTGTGAAAATGCCATCATTTCAAATTTGCCTCATGCTGAATGTTTAATTCCGCCGTGCGGAGAATAGAGAGATAAAATGAACGGAAGAAATCTAGATTATGGACATGTTAAGTCAGATTCTGGCGAAGGCAAAATGGCAAAAACAACATTACTAACAATGGGAAGAGACCTATACAGCTTATATACTTTGTTAAATGACCAGGATGATCTACCACAATGGTGCCATTATAAGCTGGCAAAAAGTAGTGCTGATTTATCAACAGTCACAGATTATTTGACTTCTAAGATTACAAAGTTATGCTTAGACAAAAACATTGGACAGAATCAACTTAAAGTATTTATAAAAGAGTCTATGAAATACGGATGGCCTAAATTTAAAGAAGAAGAATTTGATAAAAAGGGCACGGCAACTTGGCATGAAGATAGAGAATGGACAAAACAATATTTAAAAAGCATAGGTTTGTTATAATTAGAAATATATTTTTTATAAGGTTTATAAGATGAAAAGACAAAAATTAGTTAATCTATTGTTTGAAGAAGACGCAAAATTTAATGACATATACGGTGATGCACAATCAACAAAATACGGTGAAAGCCCAGCCGATAAAGTTGCAGCGCAAGGAGAGTCTGGCGCTGGTAATGAGTTTTTAAAGCTTGGCGACGGAGCTAAAGACAAAGTTAAAGCCGGCGGCACTTTTGGTCCTGTCGCAGCTAAACAACTAAAAGCTTCACAAGCAGAAGTTTTATTTCCAAAAGCAATTAAATTTGCAGCGGGTTTTTTAAAAGGCGATCCAGGATTTAAACCAGAGGGCGATATTGGTGGAATAATAACGAAAGACAAGCAAATATTAGATGGCCACCATCGATGGGCAGGCGCGTATATTGTAAACCCAGACTCGAAACTAGCAGGAACTGAGATTGATATGGGTTGGAAAGAAGCAATTCCAGTTTTAAGAGCAATTGGTATAGCATTTGGACATAAAACTGGAAATGCAGCAAATGATAGTGAGTCTGTTTGGGGTAGTGCAGGTGAGCTATCTTTGGAAGATTTTGGAAAATTATTTGTAAATGCTGTTATAAATAAAAACGGAGGTTGGGAAAATCAAAAAGGCGTTCCTAAATATTTAGGCTCAGAATTTAGTGACTATGACTCTACGAACGAGGAGCACCAGAAAAAACTAATTTCAAAACTATATGAAAACTATATGAAGCTTCGAAAAGAAGGTGCTCCACCTTCTGGTATGCCAAGTAGAATTGACATGCCTGTTCTCGTGGCCGGCGAAGGCAGCGATGACCTCGACTCCGAAGGAAATTTAATTAGTCAAGCAAATACATTAGGTGCAGATGAAGTAGAAGCTGCGACACATCTTTTATCAAAAGGTGCTATCGATGTTAAACCTAATTATAATGACAAGCTAAAAAAAGTCGCAGCAAATGAATCAATTGACTTGCAAAGATGGAATAAATTAGCAGGACTTATAAAAGGTTAAAAATTAAATGAAGACAAAGTTATTGGTAGAAAGCTGGAGAAGTTTTCTTAAAGAAGAAGACGAGATACTTTCTAGCGCTAGCATAGAAAGAGAAGATCCTCAATTTTTTAGTGTAGGATTAGTACCAATGTCTGCAAAACCTTTTCATAAAGGTCATATGTTTTTAATACAAAAAGCTGCTGAGCAATGTAGTAAAGTAATAGTGTATGTTTCTATTTCTGATCGTTCAAGAAAAGGTGAGATAACTATCTATGGAGAAGATATGCAGTTTATTTGGGAAAATATTATAACAAGTTATCTTCCTGAAAATGTAGAATGTGTATATGGTGGTTCTCCTGTTGGTAACGTTTACAAGTTTTTAGGTGATATTTCTGAACAAGGAAATATAAACGACGAAACGTATGCAGTATATACTGGTAAAGATGACTCAAATAGATATCAAGACAAATTTTATAAAAACATAAAAGATAGAGTTTGGATTAAATCATTTGAAAGAGGTGACGACTCACCAAATATAAGTGGAACATTAATGAGATCTTATCTATCAAATGCTTCTCAAGATAAGCTTTTATTTTTAGATGGATTACCAGATATAGATGATGAAGACAAAGAAGAAATCTTTAATATTTTATTTAGTAGATTAAATTAAAAACAGGTTTTAAAGATCTTCTGTTTGATTCCTGTTGAATAAACTTTTCTTTAAAGGTTGGAAATATGCCTTTTTTATCTCTGTAAGCTGCGCCTAAAATCTGATTTAACGGAGCAAACCCACCAGTAACTTTTAGTAGATCACCTTCGAAGTCATAAACTCCACCTTCAACTGAAGTTGAAACTGCATTGTAAATGCCAACTTCTTCAATTTTATCGTAATGCTCTTTGAGTCTATTTACTTCTGCATCCCAATTACTTTCTGAAGTGATGCTCATATATAATCTTAAATCTTCAATTGCAGTCTCTAATTTATCTCTTAGTCTATTAATATTTGCTAAATCAGTCTCTCGATCCATATAAGCAGAAGGAACACCATCTAATAAATCTATTCCTAAGTCAACAAATATTTCTTTAAAAGGCGACAAAATTCTTCTTACTTTTGCTGCTGCCTTATTAGCATTAGTTAGATTAATAGCTCTAAGCTTCTTTACATCTTCAGATTTCATTAGGCTTGTAAAATCTTTACTTTTAATTTTATTACCTGATCTATCTTCACCATAAAGAGCAAAGTCATACAAAATCTTTATAGCTTCGTCACTAATATCAACACTTTCAGCATCTAACTGCTTTTTAATTTGCTTTTCTACACCGTCACCAAGAAAATCAGTATCAGTTATTTCTAATTGATCTGCTATTTCCTTTACTCTTTTTATGTAACTTAATATCTGCACGTTTGTAAGTTTGTTAAGATCAACTGTTCTATTAGATGCTAAGGTATATCCAGAAGATTCTATTCCTTGACGCATAAGATTAATTATTTTATTGAGTCTCTGGCTATTGTTCGAAGAATAAACTGCTTCTCTTCCATTGACAAAATCAACTATGCTATGAAAAACAATAAAGTTTTCTCCGTACTCTAGTTGATTTGGATGGTCTTTGTGCATAATTTCAAAGTTTATAAATGATCTAGCTTCACCGTCTGGATGAAAAATATCAAGGATCTCTTGCTGACCAAATGCTCCTGCTGAAGATAGCCATTGGTCTACACCTTTTTTAATAGCATTACCACCTGTAACAAAAGGTACCTCTGCAGGGTGATTAGTAAACTTTTCTACTAAATCATTATGTGTCATGTCTGCTTTGTTTCTAGCAAACATGAGCGTACCGTCTTGTTCAACTGTAAAGAATAAGTTTTGTCCGTCAACTTTTTCTATAATCTTTTGTGAAGTGCTATATTCTTTTATTCTGTCTATGATTTGTCTTGGTGTCATATCTAATGCTTCATAAGGATGCATCATATGACCTGCTAAACCACCCTCACTAATTAGTTTTTTTTTAAATAAATGAGAATAAACTTCTTTTAGAACTTTACCTTTTAGTATGTAACCTGATGTTTCTAAATTATAACTATTTACTGATCTGTAACCTTGACTAGTAAATTTGTCAAAATCGATAGGGCCTACAATTTCTTCATCCCCACCCGCTTGAATTTCTGAAATTGCTGCAGCGACAATTTCAGACCAGTCAGAAGTTTCAGATATTTCTTTTAGTGAGATAATAGGACTACGATCTTTTTTCTTTTCATAACCTTCTTTTCCAGCTTGTGGATGTAGATTGTCTACTGCTTTCCCAAAAGCAGTCTTTGATGCAATTTTGAGTTGACTTTTTATTTTATTTAATAAGGCTTCATCACTATTTTTTATTCTTTCAAATTCATTTTCAGCTTTCTTTGTAGAGCCGAATAAAAATGATTGTTTTAATAACTCTATAATATCAGGATCAGCATTTGGATATTTAAAAGTTATTATTGGCTCAATATCTTCGCCAGTTAGTCTTTCGCTTCCTACTTGTTGCTTAATAATGTCAGCAACGTCAGACCTGTTTTTATAAGGAGTAAGAGGTCTACTGCTGCCTGCGTAGCCAAAAGTAAATCTACTTTCAACAAATGCATGCAAAGAAATCAAGCTAGGATCATTAATATAAATAAATTTTGATCCTGTCCAAATTATTATGCCGTTAGAATTGTTTTCTTTTAGTATGTCGCTTTTTATTCTAGAAATCAGAACTAAGACGTCTTGAAGTTTGCCAAGCTTATCTTTGATGCTATCGTCATTAATAAAATTTTGAATCATAGTTGCAAAGCCACCTTTAGTAATAGATGATGTTGTAGGCTGTTTGAGATGATTTTGAATCTGGTGCACATAGTTTCTCATATTTTGTTGAACTTGTTTGGCTTCTCCTGTTCTTACTGCTCCTCTACTTAAACCAGCGCTATCTTGTACGTTCTTTACAGATAGCTTTATTCTAATCATACTTCCAGCACCACTCTTGCCTAGTTTTCGTCTGTTTAGAACAACGTCAGGCTCTTTGTCGTTATGAAAATTGTTTGTATTTAACCCTAAATGTGCAGATAATTCTCCAATTCCTACACGATCAGCTTTTTTATTTTCGCCTTGTGAGAAAGGAAGAAAATAATTGTTTAAATGTTCAATAGCATGTTGTGCGTTTCTAGGAACTATTCTAAATTTATTTTCACCATCATTATTTATTTTTTTGTATAGATTAATAAATTCAGATTTTGACATAGTAGAATATCTTTTAATAATATCAAAGTATACGTTAACTTGACTTGAACTCATTTCGAGTGAACTAAAGTCATCTTGATTAGCTTCTTGACCAGTTACTGTGCCATCCGCAGAAAAATCAAGATTATAAAGCTTGTCTTCAAAATCTGTAGTTGGGCTTACTACTGTAGCTAATTCTTCGTTAAGCAAATCTTTATATTCATTTTTAAGACTATATTTCATCGTTTACCACCCCAATATTCTTTGGCTAAACCTTCGTTTATTAATTTTTTATTATAACTATTTTCGAACTCAGGTTTATCTTGTTCTAACTCCCAAATCGTTCCAAGCCATCTACCAAACTTTCCACGCTTTGCTGTATGTAGTAACACCTTCTTACCAAGAATTCTCTCGCGCAACCAATCACGAGTAGCTAAACCTTTTTCTTTTTCATCTAGATCTCTAGTTCTAACTTCAGGTGTATCAATGCCTATAAGTCTTACTTTAATGCGTGTAGACGTTTTAAATCCCAAGTCCACAACACATGTACATGTATCTCCATCATAGACTTTTACAACGTCAGCAATATAATAATACGGTTTCATATTTTACCTTTTTTATGATTAATTAAATATATAGTAAATATATCAATAAGACTAAACAAGGTAAAAAATATGAATGATATTCTATTAGAAAATTATATAAAAAATAAAATATATTTGCTAAAAGAAGTTTCTTTAAAGAAAAGAATAGAAGACTTAAATCAAGAGTCAACTTTTGGAGAGTTAAAAAGTGTATTAAATTCTATAATTAAATCAGTGAAAGCAAAAAAAGGTCTTGAAATAGGTAAAGCAGCACTTGGGTTTGTGCCGGTTGTAGGAGACATTACAGGTGCTGCAGAATTTCTTTTGACTTTAAAAAATGTAGCTGACAAGGATAGACCTAACAATTTTCTGGCTAGATTTGATCTAGATGACGAAGTCGCCAAAATTGTCGACAATAATTTAGAAAATGACTTTATTAAAGAATTAGTTAAAAAAATAGAAAATATTTCTGATTCAAAAAAGCTTGGCGACTTTAGTATGACAGATCAGTTAAACGGATACTTGGCAAAAAATTTTAGTAATAGAACTATAACAGGATTTCCAGAGTAGAAAATAAAACTATATCACCACCAAGTATACTTCTTTTTACCTCCTGTTAAATGCGGGTATCTGCCAGTTCTACAAGCCCAATAGCTTGCTGTTGTTTTATCTTTAGTTAAATGACAGCGATGACGAGCTGCAAATGATTTGCGTCGTTTTGGATCACTAATACCAACAGACATTCCTTTAGCACCCCACTGAACCTTTTTAATGTTTCCTGTTTTTGGGTTTTTAACATATACATAAAACTTTTTAGAACCACCTCTTCTAGGTTTATTAAGCTCTACTTTTTTACCTTTATATATGTTACCACTTTTTTTCGTGCTCTTTCCTTTACGTGACTTCTTCTTTTTTCTCTTGCGTTTTTCTTCTAATATTTCTAGAGGAATGCTTGCTTTTAAAGATTCGTCACCTTCCAAAATAGGATAGTCTAAGGGGACAAGATCGCCATTGTAAAAGTCCCATTCACCAATACTTGTTTCGTTAATATAGTAAGCTTCTGCTGGACTTAATTCATATAAACCTATTTCACTTAAGTCTCTTACTTCTCTAAACAAACTGAAGTATTTAGAGGATCCTGGGCGATAGATATTATTTTCTATTCCCACACTCTCTATTAAATGAAACTGCAAGCCTTCAGATAATATTTTTTTATGTTCTATTAGTAGATTGTTCATTTTTTATTTTTGCCGGCAGCTTTCTTTTTAACAACAGCCCAAGTCTTTGAAGGAGTTGCAGAGTTAACTCTTGCATGTGCCCATTGATGTTGCGACATGCCTTTTCTACTACCGCTAGTTGCCCAAGCTGCTAAACCTTTTCTATATTCAGCGTAAACAGAGCCTCTTGTTAAGCCTCTTTTGTCTGCCTTTTTATTTAAAGTTTCTTTTGTAGCAGCAGACAAGCCTCCTGACGAAGACTTCTTTTTTGTTTTCTTAGAAGTCTTTTTTTTGGCAGAACTTTTTTTCTTTTTCTTTTTTCTACCTTTTTTGGCTTCATCTAATAATGATTCTCTAATAAATTCTTCTAATAATATCAAGTCGTTCATCTATATTTTCCTATTTCTTACTATCATGCCTTGGAACGTTTTTGTAACCTTTTTTCTTTCTCTCAGACTTTTCCATATTATCTCTCATTTTATAAGCTTTTTGCCTGTCAGATGCTTTGCTACTTTTTGCTAAATCTGTTGCACGATCTAACTTCTTTTTTCTTTTACCTTTAGCTTTATATTGAGATGGATATTTTTTCTTTGGAGATTTCTTTTTTGATTTACTCTTTTTCCGCTTTTGTTTTTTTCTTGCCTCATCTAATAAGGCTTCTCTAATAAATTCTTCTAACATTAATAAATCTTGCATTGTTATTACTCAAAAATCTTCTACTTAAAATAATTATTTCTTACTTTTACTTTTATTCATCCTCTTTGTTTTTCTTTTTGATGCTTCTTTTCTTTCTTTTGCATAGTCATACGCTTTTTTAAGTCTTGCTTTTACTTTTGGGTCTTTTGCGTTTTTATAAGCAGCTCTAACTCGCTGGTGGATTAAATTTATAATTTGTGATTGTCTAACATGAGATTTAGATTTAAAAGATTTTTTTGAAAGAGTATCACGAATATCTGTGACTGTTCTAAACTTCACACTTACAGTATCTTTAGGGTTTTCGTCTGTATATAAACGTCTCCCGCTTCCTTTAGGTTTTTTACCTGTGCCTACTTTAGGATCTTTCTTTTTTTCGCTCAATAAAGCTTCTTTAACATACAACTCTAACAACAGACTACTATTCATATTATTATCCTACGATTATTGGTACGAAGCTATTCCAGCTAGATGTGATACCTCTTGGCAAATCTGAAGAAATACTTTAATCATTATAAATTCATTTTTTTCTTCGTCATCTGTAAGAGAACTCCATTCTAAGTTTGCTGCATAATCCTGTATTTGATCAAGAACTTTCATTATGTTGTCATAGTTATCCTCGTCTTTGATCGTATAAATGCTTTTATTTCTATGCTTTGATAAAAATACTTGAATATAAGTAAGACTATTTTCAAATTTAGAAATATTATTGTTTTTATAGAAATTTTTCATTGCTTTGATTTTTCTTTTAATACTGTAGTTTAAAAATTTATCTTTAATGCCAATATCAAATACTATTAATCTGCTATCCATCTTAAAATATATGTTAAAATTAAAAATTTTGTTTGATGAGTGAAACAATATATAGTCAAAAAATTTTGTTTTATTACTCTCGGTTAAATCTTTCCACGCTTTTTTTCTTAGATCTGATAGAGGATGTTCTAATTTTACATCATCAAAAAGTTCTGTTCCAAAAATACTATTAAGCTGGGGATTTTGACTAAGAATGTCAACAATCTTATTCATTGTAATAGGCTTGTAGATGTCTTTGATTTTTTTCATGTGTTTGTTTTGAAAAATATTATTAAACGTTCCAACTAAAACAACATTTTCTTTTTTAGATGAATTTAAGTAAGCTGCTTGAACTGGTTCACTAGAATGTAAAGTCGACGATCCTTTGTCATTTATAAAGTCTATATCAATAGAATTTAACAACATCGTAAAAGTAGTGCCTTGTCGTAATGGATTTTGTTGTGGGTTGTTTATTTTATTTACATCAAAAGCCAAAGGATCATAATCATCAGCGTCTCTATCATCTACAATTATTTGTGAAAGCATCCAGCATGCATAATATAAACCATGGAACTTAGATAATAATTTACTTTTTTCTCCGCTACTAACAAAAAATTTATTTTGAGTTGAATTAATTTTAAACTCGAGCGCTTTAGTTAAAAAGTTAACAATTAATTCCACAATTTCTCTTGGGTATTTTTTGTCGTTAAGATTGACAAGATAGCACAAGTCTTCAGACAAGTCTTTCATCGTCTTATAAAATACATCGTTTCTTAACTCATTACTTTTTGAATTAGCTTTTATTCTTCTTATTACACGTCTTTTTGCAAAATTAAAATTTATTACTCTATTTTCCTCTTCTTCAGAATCAGATGGCGCTGCATATTTTCTTGGATTACTTTCTAAGATCTTAGCTGCGTTAAACATGACTGCAGTGTGAACAATTGTCCTTAAGTCTTTATTATAATCACCGTTATAGTTGTTGTTGCCATCACGCTGTATTTCTACAGAATTTAAACTATTAGACTTTTTGAACATGTGAAAGTAAGGTCTTTCTAATGCAAAACTAGCACCACCAATTCTGCCTTTTTCAACAATATCTTTCAAAGATTTAACTGTAAGTGGATAAGCGTAATTACCGTGAGGTGTATCGTATGATACTTTTGGACTTACTTCAAGTCTAGGTATTTTTTCGTCATACTTGTCAACGAAAGAAATAAAACAATTATTACCAACGTTTTCAAGAACTTTCAATAATGCTTCTTCATTGCCAATTTCTGACATGTCATTACTATAAGATGCTGAACTTTGATGGTGTGACATTCCTGTAAGGTCGCTTGCTCTTTTCATAATAGCTGTTGAAGCTGCTTCTTTTAAAAAAGTCTTTATGTATTTTTCTAATAAAATCATTTCTTAACCTTTTTTAAATGTTTAGTCATTACTTGTTTTGTCTTGCCTTTGCCATTTCTAAGTTTTATTACGGACATTGGACCAGGACCGTCGGCTTCTATAACTTTAACAACTTTACCTTTATACATTGCTTCCTTTGCTTTTTTAAGCCACTTAGGCGGCCTGTTGCCTTCAATTATTATTATTTCATAGATAAGTTGTCTAAGTAAACTATTCATTTATATTTTCTCACGTTGATTATTAGATTTGTGCCGTTTTTATTAATTATTCGATGCCATGTTTCTTTTGGTATTTTGAAAATAGATTCTTTCTGCATCAACTGGGGTATCTTATTTTCTATTTGCAAATACCATCCGTCGCCTTCAACAACAAATACATCACGATCTTCTTCGTCCATGTGCCAGTTTAGGTCTTCTTCAATGAGTGTCGACATGAAATCACGCTGAACAAGTATATATGTTTCGTTTTCTTCAATTATCTTTTCTCTAAACGGTAACATAGTCTTTCCTTAAAAGTTGTAGACTTCTTTAAGCGAATTGCCAAATATTTTTCTATGACTTAAATCTAACTCAGGATCTCCTGATTCTTGGCTTACGTTTCTTTGTGCCATTACTCTTTCTAGGGCTTTAAATAAGCTTGCAAGTCTTTTTGTTTTTCCTGAGTCTGTCTTTGTTCTTATTTCTTCCATAAGATAATTAAACCACACATCGTCATTAGGGTCAATAACTTCTGATAGATCTATTTTACTAGGCTTTGTATGTTGATAAAAATTAGCACGTGAAAGATCAACGCTGTTGCCTTTAAGTGACTCAACTAATCTGTGAACTGTTCTTTTAAAAAAAGAATTGTCGCTATATTGAATAAATGCATCTAAAAGTCTTTTGCTTTGATAAAGGTTTTCGAAAAATACTGTAGATAATTGAATTGAATTTAGAGTACTTTTATCGTTTTTTTGAAGGATATCTATTATAAAATCAACGCAAACGTTTTGACTCATATGCTTATATGGTAAAAGCAAAACTCCATCATTCCCAGCAGCTTTTAATAAAAGTCTTTGATCTTGCTCACTTAAAACTATGTCTTTAAGATCAATTAAATAGATAATTGTTTGTAATATTGTTTGTTTTAACTTAGAAAACTTAGGATTATTTTTAATATTTTCTATAATAAGACTAACAAGTCTTTCATGCCATTCTTTTGGTTGCGACTTTAAATAAATTTTGTTTGGTTCGATACTAATGTTGTAATAAGTAAAAAAGTTGCCTTGAGGTTTTGTTTTCTTTTCAAGACTATTTATTGATTTGTTAAATTCTTTTTCAGCTGACTGCATTACAAGATCTAAGACAGCGTCAAATTTATCAGTTACTGAAGAATTGCTTGAGCTAAATTTATCAAAATAATCGGCAAGATAACCAGTTAATCTATTTTTATTTTCACTTTCTGGAAGTGCTAACAACTCGTCTACACACTTTTCAACAACAATGTCAGACAAAGGGTGTTCAACTCGAACAAAAGCTAATTTAAGACCGTCTAAAACATTAATGTTCCTCTTTTTTATCATTATATCAATAATGCTACAAAACTTATCTATTATTTCTTTTGATTTGTAGTAATGTGCTGGAATAAAATTGCCTGAACTATCTGGAAGTGTCATTACTTTAAAAGGGTGATTAACAATAATATCTTCAGGAAGGTTTATTATTCTATCTTTAGTTTTTTGACTGCTGTTTTCGTATAAATCAATTAACTCAATCCAGTTTGATGTTTTTAATTTAATATCAATGCCGTACTTATCATCTAGTTCTTGAATTAACTGAACAAACTCTTCAGGGGCATTTGCATTTCTAATGTATGAACTTGCTGATTTTAAGAAGTCAGCTGCTTCTCTCTCATAATACTTAAACTTATTCATTTCTTTAAAAGATAGTTTGAAAACATCATAAACACCATTAATTAAAAAGTCATTAGAAAAACTAATATTTGACACTAGCTTTAAGATGTAACCTGTATTTTTAAGCATTTCAAAGACTTCATCAATATTGTTTCTGCTTTTATAAAACTGATAAGTCTCTTCTAGAATTTTTCCATATTCCTGAAGAACTTTCTGATCCAAGCTATTAAATTCTCTATAGCTTTGCGTAAACTTTCCTGTTCCAACTTCTCTATAAAATACGTTGAGTGCATCTTCAATATTGATACGTTTAACTTCTTCATAAAACTCTACTAGATTTTGGATTGTTTCTTCGCTATATCGAATATTTTCAAGAGAAGATAGGACATAGTTATGTTTAGCATCATAAAATATTCTTTCATCTTCTTTCATTTGTTCTTTTTCTTCGAGACTAGTGTTTTCTTCTGCAATAGCGTTCATTGTCTGAAAGTCTAGTTTGTTTCTTGCACGGCCACCTAAAAAATCATTTAGACTGTCGTACCAGTCAACTTCTGCTTTTGCTGTTCTTTTGCTAAGTCTTCCCAGTCCTATTAATCTAGAATCGTATTTTGGGTAATAAGAAACGCAAACAGGACCATCGCCTCTTCCGAGAAAAACAATACCGTCATATACTGATGTTATAAACTCTTTACTAAAAGCTTTTATTAAGGCATAGCTAAATTGAGATGAATGTGGTCTCATTTCGTTTATTGTTTGATTTAACTCAAGCTTGTCAAGCCCAACTCTATCAAGAATTTTTAAAAACTTTTCTAAACTTTGTTCATCTCTTGGATTTCTTTTGTAAAGTTTTAATAACTGGTCTTTGATTCTCCAGTCTTTACCATGAACTTGCTTAGCTAAATCTTCAAATGTTATTACAAAATTACTTATATCTATTTCAAAAACAAGACATATATCACCATAAGTTCTAGCAATACCCGGGTTAAACTTATAACATGTATAAAGACCTTTCCCGTGATGATCACCACCACCTGGACTAAAACCACTAGTATCTGTATATGGATCATCTAACATGTCCATAATGGTTTCTTCTTCTATATCGTAAGAATCTCTTGCAGAAACTCTATTACTGTTTTTTAGACTTTTTAATATTCTTACAGCTCTAGCATCATCTGGATTTACTTCTTGTTTTGGGTGTTTAATTAATGGATTTTCCATCTTGTCTTTTATGCTTGGATTATAATTCGCCCATTTTTGATGTGAAGTCAAGTGATAGCATATTAATTTTCCATTTACATAATTAACTTTTTGTGGATCCAGACTAGATATTTTTGATTCTGTTAATAGCCATCTTATACTATTTTTCATGTTTTTACAAACCTTTATTATAAATTTGTCGTGTATTTGTGTAATAAATATGATTATTATTATATAAAATATAATAAAAAGGTGTAATATTATGAATCGATTTGGATATGCGTGCATCAATATGGAACTACGAGAAAAAGGTATATTCAATTCTAGGACCATGAGAAAAAAGACTTTCCTTGAAAAAGGGCTGACGTATGCTTCGTCACTTGTTTTACAAAATGTCAAAGATATGTTACCAATCTTTAACTGGAATTACAAAAATAAAGTAGAAGTCTTTCGTCTCTCATCAGAAATTACTCCTTGGGCTAGCGAATATGAGTTGCATGAGCTTCCAGACTATGAAGAAATATGTCATTATCTTAAAATGGCAGGTGATTATACAAAAGTTATTGGGCAAAGAGTTTCGTTCCACCCGGGTCAATTTAATTGTCTTGCATCAGAAAAAGATTATGTTGTAGACAATTGTATTAAAGATCTAGAAATACATGGCAAGCTTTTCGATCTTATGGGTCTAGATCAAAATCACTGGTCAAAAATCAATATTCATCTTGGTTCATCATGCGGAGGCAATCTACAACTAGCCGCAGACAACTTTAATAAAAACTTTCAAAGACTATCGCCATCAGTTCAGTCAAGACTTACTGTAGAAAACGATGACAAGGCTGCAATGTTTAGTTCAAAGTTTCTATACGAAAATGTTTACAAGGTTACAGGCGTTCCAATTGTCTTCGACTCTCATCACTTTAGTCTCGGACCTCAGGATGCACCTTATGATGAGAGCTTCGACATGGCTTTTGATTCATGGCCTACAACAATTCGCCCAACTTGTCATCATTCTAACGGCAAAAAAGAGTTTGAGGATCCAACAACAAGATCATCTGCAGCTCATTCAAACTTTTACTACAAGCCATTTGATAGCTGTGACAAGTCAGTTGACATTATGTTAGAAGCTAAATGCAAAGAAAAAGCTTTAGCAAAATACAAAAAAGACTTTTTAAATAATAAATAACTCTTTGGTGTAAATAAAAAATTATTTATATACACTAATACTATAAAGAGGAATTAAATGAGAATTAATAAAAAAGAAGTATTGAGTTTTGATGATGTAATTTTAGAACCTCAATACTCAGAGTTAATAACTAGAAAAAATATTGATACTTGTGTTAATGCAAGATATTATGACAAGAATTTAAAATTTAGAATACCAATCATCAGCTCACCTATGTCAACAGTAACTGAAGCTCATATGTCTAATGCAATGATTAGTCAAGGCGGACTAGGTATTATTCACAGGTATAATACAATTGAGTTTCAAGCAAAACTCTTAGGATATGTTAATCATAGAGATTATAGAGCCGCAGCGATTGGTGCAACTGGAGATTACAAAGAAAGATTATCAGAGCTTACTAGAAATGATTTAAGTATTGTCTGCATTGACATTGCTCACGGTGATCATATTCTTATGGAAAAAGCAATAGAATTTATCAGGAGTGAATATCCGCATTTATTTGTTATGGCAGGAAACGTTGCTACAGGTCATGCTTATAAACGTTTAGCATTAGCAGGCGCGCATGCTGTTCGAACATCTGTAGGCAGTGGAAGTATTTGCACAACAAGAATCCAGACTGGACATGGTATACCAACGTTTCAGGCAATACTTGATTGTTATGAGGCTAAACAAGAACTATTAAATAACAATAAAGATTGTTTAATACCTTACATTGTTGCTGATGGTGGCATTAAAAATAGTGGTGACATTGTTAAGTCATTAGCAGCAGGTGCAGATTTTGTCATGCTTGGTTCTATGTTAAGTGGAACAAGAGAAACGCCAGGAAAGACAATAAATCAAGACGGTAAAAAGATAAAGCGTTACAATGGAATGGCTTCAAAAGCAGCACAGAAAAACTGGAAAGGCACGTACAACTCAATCGAAGGTGTCTCTTCGTTTGTACCTTATAAAGGCACAACTTCGAAGGTGGTTAATGAGATAATGTCAAATGTAAGAAGTGGAATGTCTTACAGCGGTGCAGAAACATTGCAAGAACTTATAGATAATGCAGTCTTTAGAAGACAAACATCTTCTTCGCACGTAGAAGGTAACCCGCATATTTTCAACAGGAATAAATAATGCCAACAAAATTAGTATTAGGTCTTCAACATGGAGACGAAGGTAAAGGTAGAGTAGTTGATGACTTAGTCCAGAACTGGGCAGATGTTGTTGTCAGGTTTCAGGGCGGAGGTAACGCAGGTCATACAGTTTATGACAGGAGAGGGAACAAGTTTGTTACACATATACTACCAGTCGGTGTACTTTCAAAGGAAACAATTAATATAATTACCAGAGGTTGTGTAGTTGACATAGAAGAGTTTTGTCAAGAAGTTGCTGATCTTAACGTAAAAGCTGGATCAAGTCTTTCAGTTTCAGGCTTTTGCCCTATTATTGAACCAACGCATAGAATTATTGATAGGCTTAAGTATCAAAAGAAATTAGGCACAACTGCCAAAGGAATTGGCCCAGCTTATTCTGATTTTTACGCGAGAGATTCTATTCTCGTAAAAGATATTGTTGACGATCCAGAACAATCACTTATAAAGATTCAGTCAAAGTTTTTTAGTCTACAAGAAAAGCGCGCACAAGACGGTGAGAGCCTAGAAGCACTTAAGCCTGACTTTGATTTGTTTAATTCTTGGGTTTCAAAATACAAGGAAATGTCTGAGATACTTTTTTTGTATCGTCTTAACAACGAAAATGTTTTACAAGACTATTATAAAAAAGGTTACAATATTTTGTTAGAAGGAGCACAAGGTAGTGGTCTTAATATATTTTCTGACAATTATCCAGACGTAACATCTTCAGCACCTTCTGTGGGTGGTGCATTAAATTCTACAGGCTTAAACCATAGGCAAATAAATGAAGTAATTGGCGTAATAAAGTCTTATAAGACGAAAGTAGGTAGTGGTGCTTTTCCAAGTATTATAACTGATGGCCAAGAAAAAACATTAGCTGAAGTTGGTCAAGAGTTTGGTGCAACTACTGGACGTCCTAGACAATGTGGCTGGCTTGATTTAGACGAAGTTAAGCATGCAATACAGCAAAATGGTGTTGATCATTTATGTGTAGTCAAGACAGACGTTATGACGCACATTGAAAATCCTTACTTTTTTGTCCACGGTAGAAAATATTTATTATCTAAAATTGACGCAGTAAGTTCTTTCGACACAGGTTTTATTGAATTACTAAGACAAATAGAAACGCATACAGGCATTAAACAGATATCATATACAACTGGCCCTAAAAGAGGCGAAATAGTTTGGTCGAATTAAATATAGGCGACTTAGTTTATCTGCATCCTTTGTATTTAGAAATGACAAAAATTAAGTCTAAATACTGCTTGTTCTTAGAATACGGGCAAAACACATCTTGTCAGCAGATAAAAAGTTTATCTAAAGTATTAATAGGAAATAAAATATTACAATTACCTACAAGTCAAATAAAAAAAGTAAAGAGCAAAAATGATACCAAGATATAAAGTACAAGAAATACATGACATCTGGAAAACAGAGAATAAATTAAAAACCTGGTTAAAAGTAGAACTAGCGCATTTAGAGTCTCAAATAGGTAATATAACCAATCCTACGATTACAAAAGACGAATTCAATGTAATAAGAGAAAACGTTAAAATCAATATAGATCGATGGAAAGAAATAGAAAGTGAAACACATCACGATGTTCAAGCTTTTGTTCAAATGATTGAGGAATCAATTCCTGACAACAGTGGGAGATGGTTGCATTATGGCTTGACATCATCAGATATACTTGATACTTCTCTTTCTTTAATGTGCAAAGAAAGTTTACAAGTAGTTTTAAACTATGCTAGCGGATTAATTTATCAGCTATCAAAGCGCCTTAAGTCTGAAGAAGCAAAAAATAGAATTCTTGCAAGAACACATGGCAAAGCTGCAGAGATACAAACATATTATGATGTTATATATAGATGGCTACATCTTTTAAGAAAAGGCTACGATGACGTAACTTCTGCAAAGAACAAAATAAGCTTAGGAAAACTAAGCGGTACAACAGGTAATTATAACTTTAATTCAATTCAGTGTGAATATAATGCGTTAAGAGAGCTTGGATTAAAACCTGTAACATCTTCACAGATTATACCCAGACAACATTACCTAGATTATTTTTATGGTATCTTGCAGCTAGTTCTTGCTGTAGAAAAAATTGCTTATGATATTCGAATTTATAGTTTAGACGGTATTAATGAAATGGCAGAGCCGTTCAGGAAAAAACAAAAAGGCTCAAGTGCAATGCCTCACAAAAAAAATCCTGTTCTAACTGAAAATATTTGCGGTCTTACTAGATTATATAAGTCATATTTTAATACTGCTATAGAAAATTGTTCATCTCTTTTAGAAAGAGATATTTCGCACTCTGCGCCCGAAAGAATCATCTTCAAAGATTCAGCGCATATTGCGTGTTTTACACTAAAAAGACTAGAATATGTAATAGAAAATATGAGATTTATGACATCAAATGCAGAAAGCCATTGTGTTCTCATGTCGGACATAGTTTCTTCTCAAAGAAAAATGTCTGATCGTATTGAAAAAGGTATAAGTAGAAAAGAAGCACATGATACTATTCAAAATAACAATAGAGAGTTATACTTAGAATCATATTGAAAGGCTTTAAATATGAAAGAAAGAAATCTCATTAGAGAATTTTTAGATAATATGCAAGATTATAGTTTAGAATCATCACATGAAAAAAACTATCACGCACTACCCACAGGTGACTCGCATCATGACTTAGACCCAGATGGTGATGGCCATATTACGCCAGAAGACTTATACACACACTTTGACTTAAATAATAATGGTCAAGTAACTACTCAAGAATACGTAGACCATATTAATTTTCACTGTGAGCACCCAGAATCTCTAGATCATTATAACAAAGCAAGAGAACAATCGATCCATACAGTTCCATGCAAAGATTCTTATGATAGCTGTTCTCAACATTTAATGAGCACTCCAGACGATATTGATAAGTTTCTTAAACCTATGATGGATTGCTCAGGTTCTACATGCAGAGAATCATCAGCTAAGGCTTTATTAGATGTTTTGCAGTCATTAGTTAATTGTGGTGTGTTTGGTTGATAAAAGTGTAATTTTTTATTTTTTTTATTACAATAAACCATATTTGAAAGGTTATTAAAATGATAAAAAGAGGTGACAAAGTTTATCACTGGCAGAAAATAAACAAAATTGGTGTCGTCGAAGAAATTCTTACAGAAGGCAACAATCAACTAACAGTTGGCGGAACAACTGAAGCTCGAGTTTTCTATAAGATTAGATTTCAAGATGACACAGTAGAAACACACAGATCAGGAGACATACAAAAATATTTTGATTAAACTTTTAATTGCATTAGCTGTTCAATATAGTTTTTGTGAAGAGGTTTATCATAAGTTATCTAATAATGAGCCACGAGAAGAAAATCTTGCCGTGTGCTCTATTCTAATTGAAGAAGCAAAAGATAATAACTTAGACATACCTTTGACTCTTGGCGTTGCTTGGGAAGAGTCTAGAATGACTGAGCAACCAAAGCCAAATAATTATAAGTGTGTAGGACCACTTCAAATTAAGTACGAGTTTTGGTGTCCTAATAAGAAAGGAAAAATAAACGCAATTGAAAGAGATGGATTATTATCAAAGTGTGATTTATTCAATCACGGTATTAGAGCTTTAAAACACTATAAAGAAAAATTCAAACCTCTTAATAAGGCACTTTGCTATTATAATAACTCAAAAAAGTGCAGTATAAAAAACAATTATGTTTCTGGGTATGTTAAAGGTGTTAATAGTCACACTAAAAAAATTAGAAATATTATCAAGAAATATAAAAACCTTTAGTTAATACATAAGTGCAAATTTGTTTAAATACAATTTATAATAATATAAAAGGACATTAAA